CACCGCGAGAACTGTTTCAGCGTCTCGTACACGCCGACGCCAACCCCGTTGCTTTCGACGACGATGGTCTGCGGGACGTACTTCTCGGCGGTGTCCTTCACCATCTCGACGAGGTCGGGGAGGCTGGTGCTGTTGCTCACCCAAGTCGCGAGGATGGTGCCCGTCAACAGCGAGAGCACGACGACGGCCGACGAGTCCCCTCCCCCGCCGGCGGCAACGTCGACGCCAAAGACAACCGGCTCGTCGGGCATCGCATCGCGGTACCGGTGCCACCCGTCGAACCGCTTTGCCTTGCCGTCCCATTTGCCGTCGGCGACGACGACTGCGTCAGTGAAGCGGAGAATCCACCGGCCGCGCGCGAACGAGAAGCAGTGCTCGGGGAGCTGGGGAAACTCCCGCATTGCCCCGTCCTCGTCGCCGGCGAAATCAACGCGCATCCGATGCCACCACCAAGCCGCCGTCGCCCGGTTGGTGAATCCGTACCGCGTGCCCGACAGGGTCATCCACGTGTCCTCGTCGATGCTCGAAGGCTCCCGCTGATAGACCGGGTGACGCTCGATGGGCAGGAACACGCGATGCCATTCATCGGCGCTGCCCTCGTCCTCGCCATGCCAGAGCGTGCGAAACAGGTTGTCGGCCGCGCTGGCCGTGCTCTCGATGACGATGCGCGCCCCGGGCAACGCCGTCGACGTCAGCCCGCGAAACACCGCCGCATCCGACAACCAGAAGGCAAGCTCTGATGCGTGAATGAATCCGTAGCTCTTCGAGCGACCGACGCGCGATTCCCCACCCTCGGCGCGAGAGACGGCAGACAGGGCGTCGATTACCGTACACACCCCGTCGGGGCCCGCGTTGGCAAGCTCGACGCTGCCTTTGTTGCGCGCGCCCACCTCGATGCCGAGCTGGTCGCACCACCCGGCGAGGCGAGCGAGCAGGCCCTGCGCCTTGTCGCGAGTGTCGGCGACGATTGCGCAGGGTACGCCCGGGTTCGAGACGGCGAAGACCAAGACGGCGAGCAGGCTCACCGTCGACACGCCCATTTGCCGGCCCTTCAGGACGATGGTGCGTTCGTGCTCGAGGATGGCCTCGAGGACCTCGACCTGGGCGTCGGTGATGCGCCACCGACTGATGGCCCCCTGTTGCTCCTGATTGAGAATCATCAGCAGGCCCGACAGCCGCCGGGACCGATCGAGGTGTGGGCGCTTCACGCCTCGCCCTCGTCGTCGCCGGTGAGCAGCGCCCGCAGCTCGTCGACGCGCCGCGAGACCTTCGGTGCCGGCTTGTTGCGTTTCTCGGGTGCGCCTGCAGCCAACGACAGCAGGTGCATCGCCGCTTTGGCCGACGTCCCCGCCAGCGTCACATCGCCCCGCCATGCCGTCGCCAACATCTCAAGCTCGTGGATGTAGCGCGCAGCGTTGATGGACGTGACGCGCTGGATTTCGTCGGCCGCCTCGTCGAACGTCATCACCACGCCCTCGATGACGGGAACGCGCGGGACCCAAGCGTCGGCGGGAATGTCCGCCGCGCTCTTGTCGGCCGGCACCTTCGAGGGCGCGCCGGTGTCGAAAATATCCCGCCGTTTGGCTGTCGTCATCTCACCCCTCGACCAGCTCGTCGCGAAGACGGACCTTCGCCAGCACATGCCGGCGGTGAATCAGCAGGGGTTCAAGGTCGGGGTGCAGCGGTTCGAGCATTGCATTCCGCACGACCACGACGTCGCCCGGGTCGATGCTCACCCAGGTCTGCGGATGCTGGTCTGCAGCGGCCTCGACGGTACCGATGCCGGCGACAACGTAGGCGATGCATGCCGTCCCGAGGGTGCCCTTCACCTCGTCGACCGCAGTCACAATCCCGCCCGTCGACTTTGCCGGCCTTCGCAGGGGCAGCAACAGCACGGTGTTCGGTGCGACATCGGCGAAGGCGCCGACGGGGAGCCCGCACGAATACAGCTCATGGACGCTCACGGCGCCGTCGATGGCTGCAGGGGTGATGCCGTCAGGGGTGACGGGAGCGACCTCGGCGACGTCCTCGGTGTTGCGGCGGTCGACGATGGTGAACTTCTGTTCGGTCATTGGTGGGTGTCCTTGGTGGTGGGGATTGACTTGATGATGATGCGCTCGCCGTCGACGTCGATGTGACCCATGAGGGTCAGCATCCGCAGCATGGCGAACAGGATTTCCTGATTCACCTCCTGCTTTGCCTCGACAAGCGAGCACACCCCGTCATCGTCGGCGAGCTGCGAGAGGGTCTGCAGCACCGCGAGGGGGACGAACTGGTTGGTCAGGTATTTCGCCTGCGCGTACCACCCTCGAAGGTTCGTCGGGTGTCGATGCTTCGGCACCTTGACGGCCTGGGCGTCGGCGAGCTGCGGTTGGTCTGGTTTCTTGGTCATGTGTGTCCTCGTGCTCATGCGAGACTCGCATATCCCGAGATACGCTTGTCGTCGACAGCGTAGTCCCGCCGAGCCACCTTGTTCGAGCTGTTCCCCTCGATGGTATGCACCCGGCCTTCGGTGACATGCTCCACGATTCCGCAGTGATTCCCCGCGACCCCGACGTCGCTCGTTGCGTTGGCGAAAAAAATCACGTCGCCGGGCTGGGGGTCGTAGCCCTTGCGAGGACGGAAGACACCATTTTCCCCGGCGACGTCGATGAACCCCGAGACCCGGCGGCATTTGTAGTGCTGGGCCTCGAACGCATGCCGCCAGCGGCTGTCAGACTGATGGATGCACCAGAGGACGAACCCGGCGCACCAGGCGAGGGCGTCCCCCCTCATGTAGCGCTGGGCAGGTATCCCGTCATTCTTGCCGGTCTTCTCGCTCACGCCGAGCTGCGTTCGCGCGATGTCGTGGGGACCCTTCATGCATTCACCATTCAAACCAGAGAAGGAGCGACGCGCGTTCGGTGGTGCCGGCCGTGGAGGAAAACTGCACCGTGAAATCCTGCGCGAGGAGTTCTACCCCGCCGTTCAGCGCGATGGTCAGGGCGCCACTGTCGGCCGTCATCAGCAGGTCGACGCTATGGTTGTTCGAGAGGGTGGCCACCGTCGTGCCGGTTGAATCCTTGACGACAGCCGAGACCGTGTTGCCGGTGCCGTTCGACGCTGATGTCAGGTAGGCGCGCACGATGCGTGACGAGCACCGCGCCGACGACGGGACCGGTAGCACCCGCAGAAGGTTGGCCGCGGCGGTTCCTGCGGTGAACCCGGTGGCCGTCGTCATGGCCGGCGTCATCCCCCGCGCGGTCAGCTTTGCGACCTCGGTGGCGAGCTGCACCGTCGCCCCGACGCCAGCGCTCCCGACCAGCAACGCATCAGCAAGCCCGTCGGTGAAGTCGGCGAAGGCGAAATCAGGGACGTCGAGGAACCCGCCAGCGCGCCATCGGTCAACCTGGACGTGTAGGACAACGTCGCAACGCTCGGTGGTGAATGACGAGCCCTCGATGATGAGGTCATAGCTGACCCCGGCGTCGAGGGTGACGCTTTGAATGTTGGTGTCGTCGACGTCGGCGGCTGCCGTCGCCCCCGCTGCGACGTTCAGGTAGGGCGTCGTCGCCCCCGTGGGCACAACCCCGGTGACCGCACGCTTGAGCGCAATCGTCATCGCCGACGCCGCCGTCACGTTACCGTTCAGAAATGCACGCACGACGGTGCAGGCCACGGGGCAGGTGAATCGCTGCGTTCGCGTCCCGATGGTGTCGGTGTTGGCAATCCCGCCAGCCATGCTCTTGTTGAACGGGAACGTCAGCGCCGCAAGGGCGTAGCGCTTTTCGCTGACGTCGGCGAGGGCGTCCTTTGCGTACAGAAATACGTCGTTGAGGTCGGTGGGCGAAAGCGCATCCCCCGCGGTGAATCGGACAATCTGCTGCGAGGCGAGCACCTTCACGAAATCCCCCGGGCAAGGCTCGAACGTGAGCACAAGACAATGGTCGCGACCATGGTGGCAAGGGCGTTTGTCGTCGACACGTTGACGTCGATAATAGCCCCCTTCGGCAGCAAGCGCACGACGCGCGACGTCGTCGCCTGATTCAGTCCGGGCTTTGCCGTCATGGTCCCGTCAAACAGCAGCCGAGCTTGCTTCTTGGCGACGGTGTCGAGGGTGCCGGTCACCTCCATCGCCCAGTCATCGAGGATGCCCCCGGCGCTGACCCGGGCGGTGATGGTTGCCGCCGCCGACGTGGCCGGCGTCGTGATGACCGCCAGCGTGTCAACG